TAGATGTCAGAGCGCCACCGTTCGCGGCTGTTTCTCGCTCCATTTCCTTGCTCAGTTTTTCTGCCGGCGACAGTCTCGTTCCACTGTCGCGACCGACTGGCTTCTTCACGACTTGCAGTGTCGCTGGGTTAACTTCCCATCCAGGATACTTACTTGGATTGTTACGGACATCCTCCGCCGCTCTCGATTTATCTTCTTCGCGCACTCTGTCCGCCTCTAGTTTGGCGCGGCGCAAGCGGTCTGCGTCCAACTTCACCCCGCGCTGTTCCTGCACGGACTTCGCCCAAGCAGCCACGTCCGCAACACCATCCTTGTCAACAAATCCAGACTTCACGGCCTCCATGTACATAGCCTTCCCAGCCGCGTCGTGGAGCGCCTCTTTCTCGCCGAAGATATCCGATAGCTTCTCGACCGAAGAACCGATGCTGCCGAGTTGCGCCTGATTGAACTTACCGGAGACCTGATACCCCTTCTGCACCGCCGAGACCTTCGCCTTGAGGTCCGAGAGTAGCGCCTCCGCCTTGGGGCTCTTGGCCGCTTCGGGGTTCTTTGATACCCACTTCTCTACGAGACCGAGTTGCTGTCCGATAACGTCCTTCGCGGCGGAAAAGTCTGCTGCTCGCTGCGCGTCTTCATCTTTCCAGTCCTGCTCAGCGTGGGCGTTGGATTTCTTCTGGAACTCACGCTGACTCTTCTGGTATTCCTCGTCCCCGCGATCCTGACGCATCTTGTCCTCGCGAGAGAGGGAGTTCTCGAAGGTCCCCATCGCATTCGGGATAGCCCCCGCTAGGGCTTGCCCTACTCCGCGATAATCAGGGGCCAATCCGGCTTGCAGGAGAGACTGGCCGAGAGACATCATCCCCTGTCCGAGAGCGCGTCTACGCGCCTGCTCTGATAGATCCTGGTAGCGATCAGTTCCGACGAACTTGTTCGCGATACTGTCCAGGACGGACGAGTTCTGCGGCTGCGCCGGTCCGGTGAAGTCCGGCGTCTGTTGGTTCGCCCCCCAGTCAGGACTAACGAACGCGCCAGTGTTAGTCCCGTACTGCTGTTCGTAGGGCTCATACCCCATCTCCCCAACGCTTAGCGGAGCGAACAGGTCGTAGAGGGTTGTCTTTCCGTAGCCACCGAAAGGCATTATCCGCCGCTCCCATATTTAATCCCAGCAACAGCGGTCCCTGCTCCAAGCCCTCCGAGCAGGGCGGCTCCGACGGGACTCTGCGTCGGGATGTACGTGCCCGGAGATGTTCCATAAGTCGTCCCACCCATCCCACCGATCCCGGCGATCAGGTTGAAATAGTCGTTGAGTGCGTCCTGTCCCGCTGACTGTAACTGCATCTGCTTGGTGAAGTTGAACTCAGCGCGGCCAAGACTGACGTTCGCCATTCCTACTTGGCGCTGTGCGTTCGTGGACTTGATCGACGCGGCGTAGTTCTTGTCGATCCCGTAGATAGAAACCGGAATATTGGCGGCGGATTCCTGCGCTCCTAGAAACTGACTAGCTAGTCCGGCGCGACGCTGTCGCTCGTTCTCGTAGGCCCCAGAGTACATCCCCGCGATAGCGTTCGCGAGCGACGTGTCCGCAGCTTGCGCCGTCTTGGTGGAGGCGGACAGATAGGCGCCGCTACCGTAGCGACCACCGGCCTCCGCCTGCTCGTTGAGCTGCGCTTGGTTTCCTAGCCAATCTGACTGTAACTGTCCCCGGATCCCACCGACCATCGACTGAATATACGGGTTCGTCGTCGGGTCTGCGTACTTCGGATCTGTTAGCTCCGAGTACATCGGGAGATTCGAGAAGTTACCGCCAAGTACGTTTTTGGCCCACGCCTCAGTACCAGCCAGCGGACCAGAGGACCCACCGCCGGTTGTAGTTCCGGTCGAGCCCCCGGTGGTGGTTCCGGTCGAGCCCGCCTGTCGTGCACGGTAGGCGGCCGCCTTAGCCTTTCTCCGCTCAGTGTAGGACATCCCGGCATAGGGGTCGTTAGCGGCAGCCGTTGGCTTTGGAGCCGTCGGCACGACCGTAACCGCTGGATCCCTAGCGATCGGCGCGGTGGTGGCGGTCGTCGCCAGCCGGTCATAGATCTGCTCTCCGGGCATCTTACTGATCCCAGTAGTTGACTAGGCCGTTGACGCTCTCGTCCGGTGGCTGGAACGAACCAGGGGCTGGGCGCTGCGGCACCGGCGGCGTGTACGGCGCTGGCGCCGAGTTGTCCATCCAGCGTCCCATCGAGTTCGGGTCCTGTCTCGCGAGAGCGCGGCTCGGGGCGCCGTAGTCGCTAGAGTACGGATTGCCGTTCGATCCGTAGTAACTCGACGCACCACCGCCTCCGGAGGAGCCATTCATAATCGGATCACCGGGCTTGCCGACACCGGAATACCCAGTTGGAATACCTGCGAGCATCGCGGCGATGGGCGAGAAGTCCCCCGGCTTGTAACCCTTACCGCCCTGGATCCCGCTGTACGCCCCGAGACGGCTGGAGTACATCCGCTGCGCCTCAGAGAGGATGTACGGAGAGATCTTAGAGATGTAGTCGTTCATGTACGGTGTATGGACTTGGTACGTCTCCTTCGGTTTGGCCGCGTTCTTCGCGACCTGCTGGCCCTTTTTCGCTGACAAGTATGAACCCGCCGCACCGACAACCGCTGCCGCAGCTACCCAAGCACCTGACATTACTCTACCTCTGCTTCCGCCGCTCGGTTCTCGGGGAGAAGCGAGAGCAGTAGTTTTTCGTCAATCTTTCCGACATCTTCGGTGGAGAACCCGATCTGGTCACGAGTCCAGTAGAGACGATCTTCTAGCTTGTCTAGGTCGGTTTCGTTCTCCGGATTTGGGTGGATCGTAGACCAGACAGTATCCTCGTAAGCGAACCCAACTCGGCGAGTTCCTGGCTGCGACACGAAGGATGTTGGGGCGGTGATCGTCTCGCTACCGATCCCCGGAGTGAACACTTCGATGGCCCCCCCAGAAACGACCACGAGATGCTGCTCTCGATGGATCATCGAAGTGAGCAGGGTCCCGGCGGGGATGGTCATCTCTCTTAGGTAGGAACCATCAGAGAAAACATGACGAACCGGGGGATGGATTAGTGGGAACCTGCGTCCCATCTCGTCCTCTAGTGCCGTGATCGTGCGGTGAATTACCCGGTCCATCGGCATTGAGACGTTGATCTGCGCGAGAGCCCCGTCATTGATTTTCTCCGAGAGAACGACGGCGTAGCTGGCCGGGAGATCGTCAGCGCGGGCGGGTCGAACCTGTGGGTCTTCTAAGCGGGCTAACGCCACGAGCTAACTCCTTCGGTTGTTACGAATTGTAGCACTGTCATGGCATCATCAGGTAGCCGGGTGGCGTTCCGGGCGAGGTGGTCGGATCAACGTAGATGCACTCGATCCCGAGTAATTCCAAGTCGTAGTCGTAAGTGTCGGTCGAAGTGGCGTCGTAGGTCTTGCGAATAAGTTGCACCGTGACGAACTCGTGCTCGCGAACGAGATTGAGTCGCCCATCCACCACTCCCTCCGGTGTCCTACAAACGGTTATCTTGCTGCTCGACGCTGGTGGGCTCATGTCAAAACTGTAATCCACCGATGGGGTCAGTGACCCGACGAGTGACTGATACCCAAAGATCAGCAGCTCCATCTTCATAACGACAGCGGCCTGAGCCGTCCCAGTGTACCAAATACGAACAGACATCTCGCCTCCGGTCGCCCACACCCTTGGACGACGAAAGGATACCGACACGCGGCCGTTCGTTGACTGGACGCCGACATCAGCGGGGAGGATCTTGACCCGGTAGACGTGAAGATCGGTGTTGCTAACCAGCGGAGCAGAGGACCCGTCTAGGTACGTCTCTAGCGCATCCGCAGAGAACCACAGGTTGCTGTGATCGAATAGTTCTCGCTCTCCAGGCGCCGTCTGCGTAGACGGCCCCGTCGTAGCGACGACGCCATCTCTATCTGACGGGTACGGAATCCCGATGTCTGAGATGTTCGGCATCAGGCAGTGAACGGCGATGAAGAAGTGCCTTCTTGGGTGAACTCGACCTCGACGTACGGGAAGTCCCGCAGGTGCGAGATCCAGCGCTTACCAGATGTAAGTGTGTCGTACGCCTCAAACTTAATATCCAGTTGGTGATGCGTCGCCGCTACGGACCCCTGACCAGAGTCGATATCAATCCAGTTGTCGGCGTTCTGGCAAGTGGCGGAAGACGAGTCATACGTCCCGGTGGACTGGTGGAACGTATCCACTCCACGAGACCGAGAGTTCACCTTCACCGTGATGATGAGCTTACCGTCCGGATCTCCGTCGCCGATGTAGGTCGAACCGCGCACGAGCGAGAACGGGATCCGTACCCTCTTGATCCGCGTGGTCTTCTTGTCCTCGCCGAAGGTTACGTACGGCCAGATGAACTCCGGAGCCCACTGCGTTGGGAAAGTACCGTACTTGACGACCGCAGCCGTCGAGTCACCGTAAGTCGTCAGGATCTTCGTGGCGGTCGTAGTTGCTGGTGCAGTCCAGACTCCGCCCGATAGGCTCCCTACGCTCCCGATCGCGAAGGTGCCGTCGAAGAGGGCGTGCGGCATCGTGGTCGCACCGGCCCAGATCGTCGTCTGGGACGTGCTCCCGATCTTCGGGATCGACCGAGCCATCCGGATCTTACCGTTCACGTAGAACGCGGAGATCTCGTCGGTGTGTGTGTCGTAGACGATAACGAGCGAGTAACGGTAGAACGTGGTGGACGCAGACACCGCTGTCTCACCGACAACCCAACCGACGAGTCCGTTCCTGTGGTCTATGATCCCGGAGATATCGATCGGTGCGATCCCTGCGGACGGAGTCTCAAATAGAGTCGGCTCCATCTCCATCAGGTAGTCCCTGAGCGCGGTGGACATCTTGTCCGTCAGGGACGCGGTGGACTTAGCAGCGCCAGGGGACATCGGCTCCGAATAGCCCTGACGGATCCTCGTCGGCCCAGCGGGTCCCCAGAAGTAGACGTTGTCGTGGAGGTTGATGATCGAGTTCGGGTAGATCGTCCCGATGCCCTGCACCACTGGACGGAACTGCCACGGTGGACCGTCCATCCGCCACACAGAGCGCGGCTTGAAGATGTAGGCGTAGTCTCCACCCACGATCCCGGTAATCGGTCCACCATCGTCCGCTAGCTGCTGATAGTCCGCCCCGAGAAGCGTGGCGCTCGGCGTCGAGGACGGATCCCCGAAACGGAGCGGATTGTCCGTCGCGGACCACATGACGAGTTCCGGATACGCAGTCGCTGTAGCTAGTGCCGCACCCGCCGGTGCGTTCGCGATCTTCATGTTACCGATCAGGAGGTGGTTCTTGATCGTAGAGATGTACTTTGGCTTCGGGTTATAAGAGTCCGGAGTCGCGTAGACGACCACCGCAGTCGAGAGCGAGTTATGCGTCGCCCGAGCGATACTGTTCGTGTACCCACCGACGTAGTAGATGTAGTTCCCGTAGGAGGTCATCTGGCAACCGGAGCCGGTGCCCGGATCATCCGTGAAGGTACTCCCCGCATCGTACGTCGTCGCGCTCGCGATCGACGCTATCCGGATGTTCGTCCCGGAACCGTAACCGATATAGAGATCTTCAGTCCCGGTGGACGGGGCGTGGAGCCACATCCCGCGAGCGGAAGTCAGCGCCTGCGAGACGGTCTCTACGTCCTCTACGGGGATGAACGCTGGGGCGGGGACCCATTTGCCAGAGGTCCGGATCGCACCGTAGACCTTGTAGAGCCCGTCGTGCTCCCACTCCCCAAGGTCGGGCTTCCACTCCCCGAAAGGGATGCGGTCAACAGGCATTACGGCTTCTTGGACTTGAGTGCCGCGTTCTCTGATCGCAGCGTGTCGCGCTCCGCTATCACGTCGTCTAAGTCTTTCTGGACTTTCTCCTTCTCGGAGCGGTGAAACAGGATCTCGTTCGTTTCGCCAGATTGGAGCCACTGAAGCCACTTAGAACTGGGCGCGTGCCAGCGGTCGATCCGCTTCGCGTTACCGAGTTGGACAAGCCGGCAGGTCACTCCGTCCGGGTTGACGTAGGTTTCTAGGATAACTTCCTGTGGGTTCTCATCGACTGCGGCGTCAGACGCGAGCATCAGAAGTGCCTCCGTACACGGACGTTCGACGCCTGTACAGCGGTCTCACTACGCAACTTGCGTAGCTCCTCCAGGTATCGGAGGAGGGCTCCCTGCGCCTTCGCCATCGATTCCTCAGTCCCGCCGTGAAAGCGTGAGTAGAGTTCATGGGACGCCCGCTCCTTGATGAGCTTGAATCCCTCGTCGAACCAAGCGTTCGTGAACGTCGCCGGGATCGTCTGGTTGTCGGGTCCGGTCAGTGTAACCGTAGGTGATACCGATGGAGGAGTGGACGAGGACGCCGAGACGGTGTAGTTCGGTGTCCCTAGATCCTTGGTGTACTTGAGAGAGATCAGATCAGCGGACGTAGAAGGTATCGGAGCGATGAGCAAAACTTTGTCCAGTAGATCCACCGCGTAACGCCCGGCGACGCCAGTAGTCTGCGTAGTGTCATAGTCGATTCCCATGTAGAGCAATTCTTCGGCTTCATCCGGAGTAGACGGCTGTAGTGCCTTAACACCGTTCGATGTAGATCCACCGACGATGCAGTAGACCTTCCCACGGATCCCCAGGAAGTCCTTCGGGAGCGGATACTGGTAGACGCCATCGGCTGTCGTAAACGCGAATCGCCCACCGTTAAACCATAGTTCCTCAGAGCGCACGAGACGGAGCGAGTCCGCGATAGCGATGTCCACGAACGCGGAGTTGATCCCGAGTTCGAGTTTGAGTAGCGCTTCCATCGAGCCGAGAGTCGGCAACGTCTAGCTCCTCGTCAGCGTGCCCCACGTACGAAACAACACAGCCTCCGGGTCAGGAGCGGGCCGGAGCGAGGGGGCACGTAGAACCCGCTACACCGGCCCGGAGGCTGATAGGAACTAATTACGTCAGCGAAGCATCCCTGCTGGGATCCATGGTGTAAGCGACGGTGACGTTAATCACCGCAGCCGCGTCAAGGTCCCCAGCTTCAGGAGTGAGAACGAAATAGAAGTCGTCGTTGCTCGTCGCGAAGAATCCGAGATCCGCGATGTCTGTCGCCGAAGCGGTCAGACGTGCATTCGCGGCCTGGAGGTTCGAGGTCGAGATGACGGTCTTCGTGGTGGTCCCGTCCGTCACCTTGAGGGAGACGGTCAGGTTGTTACCGGAGTCCGGATCGGCGTCCGCGACGATCTCGCATTCCTGCGGACGAATCTGCGCGCCCTTGGGAACCTTCGCGATACGGAGCGTGTCGCCCGTTACCTGAGAGATAGCTGTCCCGCCGACCGTGTACTTCACCGGGACGACAACTACACCGGCGATCGGGTAGGAAACAGCAACGTCATTGTACTGCGGGGTTTTGTAAATGGTAGCCATTATCGTGTCTCCCTTATGCGATCGTCAGACCGGCATCGGTCCAATCCTGGTAAAGGGTGGCGGCGGACATGCCCGAAGGAACTGGGGCAGCCGTCTCGATAACGAGGACACCGTTCTCTCGCGCACTCGACTCACCCGGACGGGTGAAACGGGGACGCTTGACACCGAGAATCGATCGGACGCAGACCGCGTGCTGGTGATCATAGTCCTCTGATTCACGGACCCACGACCAGCGGTTCGCGGAGTAACCCGGAGCCACCTTCCAGCCACGACCGAAGACAGTCGTGAGCGCACCAGCGCCACCAACCCACGCACGCCGGGTACCGGACGCGATGGCCGTCTCGGCGGTGTTGAGACCGGGCGGGACGAAGTCGGAGACGAAGATGAGGAAGTCATCGAAGGAACCGAGAGCGCGGGTGAAGACACCCGAACCCTTGTCGCCACCCTGGAGGGCAGCGATCATCGCGCCGTACCACGCGCTGTCGCTCTGCTTGAGCGAGAACGCCTGTTCGGGCGAGATGAAGACCGCGAACTTCGGACCCCAAGGCGTCTGTGCGGGACGGATCTTGGGACGGAGGAGCTGCACGCGCTGCATCGCGTCGCGCAGGAGGTTGACATCGAACACGTCGTTCTCGTTCAGGCTGTCTGCGGCCTTACCGTCCGGACGGATGATGTACTCAGCGTTGACCGCTGCGATAGCGTTGTGCAGCCGGTATGCGTTGTCGGTGATCCCAGCGAGACCCGTCGCGTGCGCGTGGAGCGCGAACGAGAGGCGACTCGCTGCCCAGTCGGCCAGCATGTCCCGGCTCTCGTCCATCGCGTCAGGGAGAATCCACTGGTCCTGAATCGGGGACGAGATCGCGGCGGCGTTACGGAGGGTGTTGACCACCACGTCCATCGTCGCGAAGTCTGGGGCTGCTTCGTGGCCCTTCTGGACCTCATCCGCAGCACGGCCACGGTTACGAAGCTGGTAGCGGAACTGTACGCGAAGGGTGCCACCGCCCTGCTTCGCGAGTTCGTCACGTTGGATGACGAGAGAGTTGGGACCGCCTGCGAGGCCGCTGTCTGGGTCGAGCAAGGGGTCCATCGCACGAATTTCACGGTCTAGGGAGTTCTCCCAGATCGTGCGTACAAGTGCGTCAGAAATCTCCAGCGCCAATCCGCTCAATTACTTAACTCCTTTAGTAAGGACTGTTTCGTTTTGTCCTGTAGCTGGACTTGCCTCGTCGCTTGTAGCCGCAACGGGTGGCCTCAGCTCCCCTACTCGGAGTGGCTGGATGTTACTTTTTGTATCTTACTGCGGATTCTCGTTTGATTGCAAGCTACTAGTGTATCTTTTTACTGTGTGGCATAGTCTGTGCATACTGGGAAGCAAGGAGGTGACACATGGCATACGGAGTGATTCCGACAAAGACGTGCAAATGGTGCAACGAGACAAAGCCGCTGAATGCGTTCTACGTTTGCAATAACAACGTGGACGGGAAGCAGGGGCATTGCAAGGCGTGCGACCACAAGCGCGTCAAGAAGGCAGAGAAAGCTCGCGTCGCTGAACGGAAAAAGGAATGGGAGCTAAGGACGACGAAGACATGCGGTCACTGCAAAGAAGATCTAGCCTTCGAGATGTTCAACGCGGCACCTAACGGAAGGTGGAAACTGCGGTCTTGGTGTAAGGCGTGCGAGAGCGCTTACCACCACAAGAGGAACACAACCGTCGAAGGACGGCAACGAAAACGCGAGGAGATGCGTGCCTTTATGAAGAACAACCCCAACTACACCAGCTACACATCCGAGAAGAAGTACCGCGACGATCCGATCA